AGTATTTAACTCGTACAGGTTTGGTGGTTGTATTTCTTATGACGGTGGTAAACGCTCTGTTTGGACAAACGATGGAGAGTTCGCTTTCGCTAGGTACAGAGGCCTGAGTAAGTTTTATGACAGGTTTGCCAACGTCTTCTATGGTTAGAGTCCATACGCCACTGGTCGCTGCTGCGTAATCCAGTAACTTGGAGGGTTCATTTGTCTCGTCAAATAATTGCAGGAGGGCGTCAGCGCCCGTTATAGCTTCCACAGCTTTTCCGATATAGACCATATCGTTTGCTGTAGACCCCGCAATTGAACCCGAGGTTGTCTCAACAATAGTCTTGCTTCGGGTTTTAATTGCCTCCACAAGATCTTTTAGTGTGTTCATAGACATACTTGCTCTCCTATACGATACCTAGCTCTAGTATTACCTCGGCCTCTAACCTGTCTAGCCTCGGTGCCGAGTTTGTGTTGAAAGTGTTAATGGCCGTTAAGATGTCGTCTCCATTTAACATTATGTTCCATTTCGTCGAATCAAGCGACGCCGGTCCTGTATGCTCCACTATACATACGTAAACTTTGTTGTCGTCCTCGACAAAGTCTAATCTGTTATAAGATGTGCCGCTTGCGTAGACACCTTTTTGGCGGAAGATGGTCTGGTTTGTGTCTGCCCATCCTGCGTCAGGGTCTGAGTAAACACCGAATCTTGCCTGTAGTGTATTTTCGGTGTCACTGGGCTTTACCCTGAACATGATAACCGTGGGATCTATTGTACCTGCGGTAGTGAATAGGGTGCCGAGAACAACGGGCAGAGTCGTCGTGCCAAACTCGCAGGCCTCAAGATAAGTGTCTAGATTATGTACGCCTGTTTTGGACGAGCGAAACTGTAGTTGCTCTGTTTTGGGGGTGGTGGGTGTAGAGGTCATTTAATACCTTCTTGTACCATAAAGTTTATCATCTTCGATTTGGTCAGAGTAAACTTATCATCTTCTTTGTACCTTGCCTCAAGATAGGCCATCTTTTTTTGCAGGTCGTCCACCTGTGGTGTGCATGAACATGTCATGTTGCTGTCTGAAATGAGAGCCTTCAATTCTGTGAAGAGAAGTTTTACTTCTTCTTGATGGCCAGCCATCTTCTCATTTATGAGCGCCTTAATGTAATCTTTGGCTAGCGGTTCGAGGCCTGTGTTCTTTTCGATCTGGTATGATTTAACTGCCATGTTATCCTCCCACTTCTGGTGCTTGGCGTTCCATAGGGACAACGTTGCCTGCTTCTGCTTGTCGCATAAGTTCTTCCTGCGGTACAACATTCGCCCCGCGGGTAGCTTCCATCATAGACATCTGTTGTGAAGGAGACGGGCCTTGGGCCTTCTCTTCTTCTGATATCTTAAATTGTTCCACGTCTGCTACGCCCATTGCTCTAATTGCCTCTTCAACAATTTTACCTGTTTTGTACTCCATTTGTAGTCCTGCTTGACTGAGAACTTGTATCATATTCATCCATGTATCAGGATTCCTTGCCGGTTCGACAGGTAGTGTCCCGTCAATAACGAGATAGTCTATGTCTCCTTGCAGAGCCGTTACGTCGAAATCTACGTAGCCGTCTTGTGCAACTTGGATTAATTCTCCGGGCATTTTGTCTGTATCAATTCGGAGAGAACCTTCTAGGACTACGGCGTCTTGTAGGTTTTGTGTCATCATACGAACCATCGGGCGGACGGTGGTAGCCGACATGATACGAGCTAAGACGCCAAGACGTTGTGAGCCGAGTTGGGTTAGGCGTTGAATTTCTGTTGCTGTTCGTACGTCGCCGGTTGGTACGCCTTGCTGGGCATCGGAAGCTGCGGATATTCTTTGCTTCATATCACTCATTGCTTGGATATCATTCCAGTGGCCACGAGTTACATCTGGAATTTCCGCGATGAATACGCCGTCACCCGGTTTAGCACCCGGCATTGTTCTTACTACACCCCAAGGATTACGGTCTATGAGATCTGGAACGGATACTTGAGTAGGATCTACGAAGACGAGATTGTTAAGGGCGGCTTGGACATTGTCTATGCGGGAACGTAAGAGCCATGTTGAAACTTCGTGTAGTGGTAACAGTAAGTCATAGAGAGACTGACTAAAGGTTTTGTGGTTGTCTTGGTACAAACCCCCAACGACTACCGGGAACTGTTGCCCGTACGGGTTTAACTGACACCGAATGACGACTTCTTCATCTATAATCGTTATTACCATCCACACTTGTTCGAGAGACGGGACGCCAATTTCGTAACCTTGTAGCCGGACCCACATTTCGTCTACCACACGAGCTTGGTCGAGCGTGAAGTGATGTCCATTTTCGCTACCGGAAGGTTCTTCAGGATTAAGTGACAATCCCCGGCCCTCTTCTTGCCAATGCTTGTGAGCATCCCACCCTGAATGGCGACCTCGTTTCCGCCTGAGAGCAGGATATTTGGCAAGCTTTGGATACATACCACCAGCTAATAGTGCGTTGGTAGATACGTAGTCCGCAAAGATAATGAACTGCATGCGTTCCCAATCACCCCAATTGACTCTGGGATCAGGGAAGCATTTACGTGGGTCAAAATTAATTATGTGGTTTGTGTTCTTTTTGGGATCCCAAATAATTTTGGTAGGAGCGAAACCGTAACGTATGCTGTCTAGAAGCATCTGGGCTATGCGGGCTTCGCCTGCGGTGCGTCTCATATGTTGGTGGAGCAGGCGTTCTAGCAGGAGGGCGGCCTTGCGTGACTTGCGGTTCATTCCTTCGAGTTGGAACATGGGGTTTCGGCCTGCCAGAGCGGCCATTTGATAGGTGAGGACGGTGTCTGCGATTGCGCGTGTGTCTGCGATGACTGCTTTTTCACGGAACTTGGTTGAGTCTGCGGGAACCCAGACATCGTGCGCCCTGTCTGCATCTTTCCAGTGACCGTAGCGTCGGGAGATGCGCTCGAAAGACATCTTGGATGCTGCGCGGCAGTAATCGACGAGCTTCTTCTCGTGTTCTTCGGTGAGCATATCCGAGATGTCGTCGTAGTTGGTGAGCATCTCTATGTAGTTAGATAAATCTACGACAATGTCGGAGGCGGTGTCTGTACTCTTTTTATAATCCATGATGCGTTATCCACTAATATCTTAGGTTTGTCGTCCTATAATTCGCCCCAGTTGGAGAACCTATCTTTTTGGTTTTCTTTTAATTGATCTACCCATTCATTACTGGAAGGGAGGGGCGCGAATTGCGCATTGAGAGAAGTTGACATTGTTATGGGGACATTAAGCATGTCGGAGGACACGCCTGCTATTCTACTCATTGCGTCAAGGCCCATAGATAGTGCGTCTATCTGATCGTCGTACTTTCCATTCGGGAATGATTGCGCTTCTTCCATGAAGGCGTCAAGCCACGGCGCGTTGTTAGGAACGAAGACACGGCCCCCTTCTATAAGGGGAGTTACTGCGTTAAGACGGGAAACTTTATCGTTAACAACTTTGTAGGGGATGACTGCAATGCCGGAATTGCTTCGGAGTTCTTGGATTAGCGATTGGCCGGAGGCTTTGTCTTCTATGTATACGCCACGGAGTCCTTTGCCCCGCCATTTGGCGTTAAGGGTGACACAGGCTTTCTTTAGTTCGGGGAAATCCCACTTTTCTCGGACAAGATCTAGGATGTAGATGTCAGAGTTTTCGTCTGTGCCTAAGACCATGAGGACTGAGTAGTCAGATTGCTCTGTTTTCTTAAAGGCTGTGTCTGCGGATATGATAACGAGGTTACAATTGACGTCATCTTGGTTGTAATGCTTCCACCAGCTTTGTTTTATGACGTTGCCTCCGAGAACGTACGGAGTTTGTTGGTAGAGGGAGGCAAATTCTCTGGGATCTATGCGTTTTCTCTTGTGAAGTTCTTCTAAAGGAAAGCGGCTGGGCCAGAGGGCTGTTTCTTTTGTCTCGTAATAGTACCTTTTGCCCGGTGCCACCTTAGAAAGCGCGTTTTTTTCTACGTATCTGGGGTCTTCTTCGGGAAGATCGCGTACAGAACGCCTTACATCGCCGTCTGACTCTGTGATAGCGGGGAAATTTACGTGATGCCAATCGCCTTCCTTCCAATCGGCGGTATCCATAAGGCGGCCAGCCACATCGTCAGGGTGCCAGCGGGTTAGGATGACTATCTCTATGGCTTTTGCGCCGTCAGGCTCTGGTTGCTTACGGGTAGTGAGGGCTGAGATGTAATATGACCAAGCTTTGTTACGTTGGGTCGCGCTATCTGCTTCTTCCCGCGCTTTGATGGGGTCATCTAGGATTAAAAGGGTGGCTGCGCGCCCTGTAGTAGACCCCCCAATGCCAGTGGCGAAATATGTGCCTCCTAAGGTGGTGCGCCAATCGTCTACGGCCCTACTTTCGTCAGACATGCGGAAATCAGGGAAGGCTTGGCCGACAAACTGCTCTCTGGCTAGATCCCGTACCTGTCTGCCGAAAGTTTTCGCCAGATCTTGATTGTATGAGGTGGATAAGACGTTTCGGTTGGCCTTACGCGCGAGATAATAGACAGGGAAGTGTACTGTGGCGAGAAAACTCTTAGCATGCCGGGGTGGCATAGTAATAAGTAGGCGTGTTGTGCCGAGTTCGTCTTTTTCGAGGGCATCTAGGGTCTCCATTAGCTTTAATTGGAAGGGGGCGAACTCCATTTCTGGGTTTAACACCTTCACAAACTCTATAAAACTATTCTGAGATCTCCTGAGCGCCAGTAATTGCTTCGCTGCCTGCTTCTGGTTCACTGTTGGCAAGAGAATACTCGCTTTCTTCGTCTGAGACTTCGTCTTTTACTAGTTCTACCACATCTTCTTCTTCTTTGTCTGCCCTAGCGGCTATTTCCTCAAGCTCTGCTATGGTTAATTCGCCTACAGCCTTCGTGTCTATGGTGTGTTCGTTGAAACTGTGGTGCAAATCGGGCATTACCTTGTTCAACATAAGGCCAAACACCCGGACTTGCTGGTTATTCCATGAAATAGTGCCGTCTAAAACCTTTCTTACCTTAGGAATGTTCCTGCGGACGACATCTAGGACGCTTCTGCGTACGCGATCCACCTCCATTGGCGTTACTGGTGGCAAACCACCAACACTTTTTGTAGGATGAGGGTTTTTTCGGGGTGCTGGCATGTATTATTGCTTGTCTCTGTCTCGTGGCCAGACAGTTATGTAGAAATACGCGAAGAAAGCCGCCCACGCGACGAGTAAAGCCACCGCTCCTACCGAAACCACCATCATATAGATCTCATACCAAGTCATTTGGCTGTCTTATTATCATAAGTCAGACAAGTTTTCAAATTTTGCTGCGAAATATATGTTGCCACACCATAAGTATAAAAAATTTCGGACGGCGGCGGTCACCCCCCGCGCCCCCCGATCACACATTTTGCCACACATCAGGTACATCATGCGAGAAAACGGCGGATTTCTGCGGTTTTTCAGTCCCATCGAGGGACTCACGGGTCGCATTTGCGCCACGCGTTTGCGTTTTGCACTCCTTCGGCGGCACCTAATCGACCTCCGTAGGAGGTTGCCAATCATTTCAACGGTTTCCTCTCGCGCGCGGCTACCTCTCAAAGAGAGTAGGAGAGCTTACCTTAGTGAACGATCAGTTGGTCGACGATCAAGTCGGTCAAGCTCGAACGTTGGAGGGCGCATCATGCGCCATACGCTTATGACTTACACGCAAATGAAGGCAGCCGATCTCATTGCAACCGCCGCAGAAACCCTCGATCCCGAGGTCGCGAGCAAGTGTCACGCAGAGCTTGCACGACGCACCGCAAACAACACCGAACGCCTTGCGGGCATGATCGCGACTTTGGGCAAGAAGGACGGCGCAACCCAAGCGCAGGTGGACGCGAAGACGAACTTGGTCGGTCACAATGCCGCGAACGAAGCCACGTGCCTCACGTACGTGAAATCGCTCACAAGGCCTGCGCCTAAGGCGAAGGCCGCCGCGAAGACGACCGCGAAGCGCACCAAGCGCGACGAGGTCGCCGAGTTGAAAGCCGAGATCGCAACGTTGCACACGCTTGTGCAGCAGTTGGTCGGCGAGTAAGCCGCGATTACCCCCACAGGTGGAGATGCGCCTGTGGGGGTTTTTTTTTGTGTGAACGCCACTTTTCCAAAGGAGCGAAAAAATGGCAAAACCATCGACGCGACGGGAGCGTAGGCTCTCGTACGACTTTGCGGACGCAAAAAGCAACCGCAATGCACAAAACCGAGGTAAATGCCACTGGCATTTCTCGGGGCAGACGTGGAAGACGCACTCGTCGTCCACGAAGACGCTGCAAAAAATGTGCAGCAAAATCCGGCGGTTCGCCGCGAAGACAGAACTCGCGAACGAGCTTGCGGAGATAGACTAACCCAAACCCTCACAGGTTCGCCTGTGAGGGTTTTTTTTTGAGTGAACGCAAACACAACATTGAAGGAGAAGCAAAATGCAAAAACTGTTTGTACAACCGCCAGCCCTCATACGATGGTTCGCGAAATTATGCGGCAAAATCATCGTATACAAGGACGTCGAGGAAGTCGCGTTCTTGTCTGGGAAAAATCGTGAAGACAAACCTGCCGATCCGTACTGGCAAAAACAGGTGGCGCAACACTGGGTTGACGTGCCGCTTGAGGTAATGCCCGTGAAAGACCACGACCTCACGGCAGACTACATATGGGCATCATCGCACTACCTAACGGAAACCCTGCCGCATGACTACGAGAAATGGGAAGACCTAGAACTCGACGGCTTCCTCGTGGATCATTCGTGTGACGAGTATGCCAACGCCTCGGATATCTGGGACAACATCGACCGGCTTGCGACATCCGTTCGCATGTACATCGAGAGCCACCCTGACTTCGCGAGAGGCCGTGAAGAACACGAACTCGGGAGCGGCGTAGACGAAGACTAACCTTGAAACCTTGGGATGTGTATGATATATGCTACACATCCATGACAACAGGAGTACCACGATATGGAAAAGAAAACCTACGAAGGCGCGGTAATCGCCAATCAGCTTTACGTTGATGGACGTGGCATTATCCGGCCACTACACAGCAAGGACGACAGCCCCAAGACAGCGCCGACCAGACCTTGGTGGGGGCTGCCAACACTCAACCCACGTACTGCGAAACTCGTCGGGACAGCAGTCACCCTCGCCATAGCGGCGGTGATCATACTCGCGATCATGATCGAATGGGTCGTTGGTTGCGGCGAGGTTACGTACAAAACAGACCGCACTTGGGTTAGCAATGAGTGCGTATTCCAAGACAAGCCGATCACGAGAGGCAAATGGTGAAAGGAGTAGCCTCGCAGATGCGCGCTCAGGCGCGCGTTCTCTCTCAAAGAGAGTAGGAGAGCAGACCTAAGGACGACGATGACTTTAACCATAACAGAAAGGGGGTCGACATGACCCATCCGATACCAGCAACGCCACTAGCGATGGCAGAGCGACTACGAGATCTCAACCGAAAGCTGGCGAATGACCGGCGACAGGGGTTGAGGAAAATGTTCACAGCCATTCTCGATTACAACATCACAGACAGGGTGACCTGCAATGTCCGTGAAGTCGAGAAAGCAGTTGGCAAGACGTTTGGCAAAATCATACCTTTGTTGAGCGCACACCTCATGCACGACATCATACAACTGATGATTGTGGAAGGCACTGACTCGGGTACAGCGCAAGACAGTCTTGCAGACAGCCTGCACCTGATGAGGGCCGCAGTTAACGATACTACCAAGAGTGTCATGGCTGAACGACACCCGTGCAAGCCGATCTTGGGGTATCACAAACAAATCAAGACGATGGCAGACGACCCTTCGTGTGGCCTTCTCAAGGCCATAGGAAAAGGTCTGCCCGAATACGACATGTGTTGGAGCGAACCCGCAGGGATCGTTCCAGATGTTGTGGCGCATCCCGCCCATCACACGAAACCAACCCCTGCAAAGGAGGTGCCTATGCCTACAGACGATAACGCTAAACCTGACGATGGCTTCGATCTTGAGCGCATGACCAGCCTTACGATGGCCCTTGCGGCTTCGAGAGCGAAGGAAGACGAGGTTACGTACAACCACAACATCCCTCAGGCCATCACCGAGGCCACCGCAGACGCGATACATGTGATCGGCGAAGAGTTCAAGTTGGGTGCGAAGCAGCGCCTGTCTCTCGCTTCGAGCGTCGAGCTTACGTGTGGTGCAATGCCTGAGATCGTGGACGGTGCGTACTTCGACGACGAAGGCGAAGTTCTTGCGACCTTGAGGGAGAAAGGCCTCTTGGAAGAGCAGAGCGACGACGTGGAGTTCGAGGTGATGACGCCTGTCACGAAGACAGAGCCTGTCGCAGTGAACCCCGACCTCAAGACAGCGATCAACGTAATGGTCACCCAAGGCTTGGGCAAGGACGCCAAGGCTTCGGGGTTCAAGGACATTGACGTGACACTCACGGAGATCAAGCAGTTACGTGTCGACGCCGAGAAGTTCGCAGAGGAAATCAAGTACCTCAAGGGCCGCAGCTTCACAGCACCTGTGCAGGTTACGGGTGAGCAGGTAGTTGATGGCGACACTCTTACGTACGAGGTCGTCCAGAAGAACGCCATGCAACTGTTCAAGAACCCGCGAACAGGCAAGGCGATCAAGCAACTCAACTTCGACATCCCGACACTTGTCTGGAAGGACGCGAAGGGTGACGTTGCGAAGCACCCGATGGTGCCTGTGCAGGTGGATCACTACCAGTTCCGAGCCACCCACCTGATCAAGTTCCTCACGGGCTTCATCATGGGCAAGAACATCTGGTGCCACGGTCACACCGGCACGGGTAAGACGACCTTGCCCGAACAGGTAGCCGCAGTGATCCAGTTCCCTGTCTTCCCGATCAACCTCGATGGGAACATTGAGAGGGCGGATCTCGTAGGGCAGATGGACATTGTGAACGATGGTGGGACGTCAATCACACAGTTCAAGGAAGGCATCCTCCCGAGAGCGATGACGCAACCCTGCATCCTCGTGCTAGATGAGATTGATGCTGGAAAACCTGACGTAATGTTCGTGATCCAGCGAGCTACGGAAGGCAAGGGTCTGTTGCTCACGGAGGATGGCGGACGACTTGTGAAACCACACCCGTTGTTCCGCTTCGTTGCCACGGCCAACTCTCGTGGACAAGGCGACGAGTACGGTGTGTACGCAGGGGTGAGGCCCATGAACGGGGCGTTGCTCAACCGCTTCCCGATCTTCATCGAGGTGGATTACATGACCAAGGAGGAAGAGAGCGTGTTCCTCAAGAAGACCTACGGCCTTGCGGATGAGGTGATTGATAACATCACGACCTTCGCAGGGATGTGCCGTAAGGCATTCGCAGAGGGAGAGACGACAGTTCCCGTGTCGCCAAGGGATACGATGGCGATGTGCGAGATGTACAGTTTCTTCGAGACAATCTTCCCAACCAAGGCACAGGCTACGGAGTTTGCGGTCACGACCAGCGTGATTGACAGAGCGCCGATGGATAACCGTCAGCGTGTCATCGAGCTTGCGGATCGTTGCTTCGCCTCGTGCAAATTCACAGGAGGTAGCTAATGGAGCATGTACTAGCATTCCTTGTCACGTTGCTGTTCGAGATCCTTACAGTAGCACCCTTACCATAACCCTTACGAATAGGAGAGTGCCATGACAGGTACGTTTTACCTACCCGACAATGACCCCGACCTTGATCGGGACTACATCAAGGGGAGCGAGTACATGAACGGTACACGCACCGCCATCCGAACCATCTCATCCGACTTCAACACGAGCGTTGTGTTCGAAGGGGATGGCGCGGCAACGAACGGTGACTTCGTGATCATGCCTATGCAGGATCAGGATAACATGATGACGCACCGTCAGGTGAACGTGGGACGTGGCTACGCCAACCACGAAAGCCTTCACAAACTTCTGACCGACTTCGACAAGGGCAACAGATGGTTCGCGAAGATGCGCAAGACAGGCCGTCACTTCACGGCAGCTATGGCGCAAGCTATCGAGGATATCCGCATCGAGAACGGAGGCCGTGAGTTGTATCCGGGTATGCCCAAGAGCATAGACAAGACGGCGGAGGAAGTATGCCGTCACTTCGCAGAGCATCACAAGGACGAGATCAAAGATGGTGCGCTCGATGACCCGTGGAAGGTGCTACCTCTGGCGGTAACGTGGATAGGCCGCATCAAGCTGGGCTATCCCTCGAAGGTCATACAGACAGCGTTCGACCAGCTTGGCGAGGACGTCAAGCGTCGTGCCACACTGATTGCCGACGCTGTGTTAAACGGTATCGGTCACGGCGTGGAAGGTGTAGGCAGGGTGGATCGTGAGGTTGCTTACAAGGGATTTGCACAGGGCCTCAAGCTTGCCGAGCGTGTAGCGAACGAGCTTGAAAAGGAAATACCGCAACCCGAAACCGAGAACAAGCCAGCCACCGAAGACGACGAGACAGGCAAGACAGCACCGCCCGGCGAAGGCAAGACAAGCGCACCGGGTCAGGGTGAGGCACCGAAAGACGGTGGCGAACCGGGCAAGACAGACGGCGAAGAGCAGGAGAAGACGCAGCACGGGACGAACGAAGCCAGCGAAGGCAAGGACGTCGACGGCGCTAGCGGACCTGACACGAGTGACACAGTTGGTCACGGTGCGGTGCAGAAGAGCATCGAGAACACCATGAAACCCGAACCCAAGCCCATAGAACACGACCTCAATCTCGTGAAGGAATTGATACAGAACCACGCTCCTGTGGAAGGTGAGGGGCGGCGGCATTCCAAGGAGATCTTGCACAGGACACCGTTCACGACGGACGACGATGTGATCGAGCCACCTGCGCATGCTCTGGAAAACGCCGCCCATTACCGAGCGGAGTACCACGAAGCCAAGCGCGTTCTCGGGAGCAAGCTTGCGACCATGAGACGGAAGCTTGAGCGAGCGTTGATCGCCAAGGTGGCCTGTGATTACGAGACAGGCATCTCGGGCCGCCTCAACGTGAGGAGCAAGGCCGCTGGTATCATCATGGGCGCAGACAAGATCTACAAGCGCCGTGTGGATGGCGACGACATCGATACCGCAGTCACCCTGCTGGTGGATTGCAGTGGTTCCATGTCGGGTGATGTCATGAAGCTCGCAGGGCACAGCGCCATTGCGCTGTCCGAAGCACTCGAAGCTGGTAGTGTCCCTTACGAAGTGATTGGACATACCACGATTGGGTTGTCTAGGCATAGCAAGGATCGCATGAGAGACGCCAAGCGTGTGACGGATGCGGACGGTGACAACGTTGTGCATCATGGGTGGGCAAGGGAATGCGGATTGCACATGCCTGTGTTCAAGCCCTTCGATAAAGCCCTGCGCCAGTGCTATCACACGATGGGTTTGTTGCCCACGGCAGCGGACAATGCGAACGCTGATGCGTGTGCCTTACGTGAGGCAGGGAACCGTCTGTTGAAACGCCGTGAGAGCAAGAAGGTTCTGCTGTTGCTGGCTGACGGATACCCTGCATGGTCGACATCGTTTGGGAATGATGACCGCAATGCCTACACGAGACAAGCTGTCGTGAACCTTGAGGAACAGGGGATTGACTGCGTAGGCATCGGTATTGCCAGCGATTGTGTGAAACAATTCTTCGGGAAGTGGGTTGTCATCAACAGCATCGATGACCTGAGCAAGACTGTGCTTGACCAGATCGCCAAGATGATTATCGGCGAACGCTTCACGGTGGATAACGCGGATTTGATAGGGGGGAAGCGTGGTCTACGAAATGAAACCTCGTAAGGCCAAGCGAATTACTATCCCTAGCAAATGGTTTCGTTTGCAACCACGAATGACGATGCTTTTCTGGGCGGAAGTTCACAGACAATGCAAGAGAAAGCACGTCAAGCATTCGAACCTACCTAAGGTGAAACTCATAACAGAGGAGATTTTAAATCATGCTTACAAAAACACCTATCGTCGTAGACCTTGAATACCACATCCTAAACTCATGCGATAGTGATCCTGAGTTCGCTTGCACTGTTGTAATGCGGCACATGTTCACCTTGCATGATCAAGAACCAGCGTACGACATCGATGGAGTAACAGCGTTGCTCTTCAACGATGACGTACACAATGAGCGCACCATTGAGTTTGTGCGTGAAGACGAAAACGTTGTGGTCCGCATGGAAGACATCATCGGATTTTACAAATAACCCTAACGGAAGGAGCTTACTATGACCGATAACATTAACAAGATCGCAGAAGCCGAACTCGATAAGCTTGGGTTTGCGAAGAAGAAGTCTGTCGCAGACCCCAGCCCGCCGCGCTACAAACATGGCGAAAGGGGGAGGACCGACCTGTTCTCCGGCATGACGGGCCAGCTTGACGACAGCCTTACGGACATCCCCGATTTTCTTGGGCCGAAGCGCAAGAAGAACCCACCGCCAGTGCCTAACAAGATGCGTAGGACTGTGGTAACGGGACGCTCTACACCACAACATCCAGACGACATCTGTGTGGAGATGGAGAGCGTGGGTGCTGCGTGGAAGTGTCACGAGAAAGTGACCGACATCAGCGAAGACGACCTTGCACACATCAGCAATGTGCTGGCCACGAATGCAGGGAATATCCTTGATCATTGCGGGCTTATTTACACCGACAGCGAGGCGGCGGAACATCTTCGCCAACTGATAGCTGCGTGGATCACGAACGAGACGAAGCATTGGGACGGCAAGCAGTACCGTGCCATACGGTTCGTGAAATGACTAAAAAGTGGGGCTGGACGGAAGTCCACGGTAAACCCAAGAGAAAGCGCGTCAAGCAGAAGAAGACTGCCAAAGATGCGCAGTATGAGGAGTGGTTGGAAGAGCGTTGGAACAACCACTCCAAGCCCGTAGACAAGCACATCATAGCGCCCGTGGAAGGCGAGGCGTTGTTGCATTTCCGCGCAGACAAGACGGTTGATATAGTCCTAGTGGACCGTGAGAAACACATCGACGAAGTGGGCCTCATGGCCATAGGTATTAAGCTGTGCCTACAGGATGAGGCGTGGACAAAGCGCCTCATCATCAAGGCACATTC